TTTTACGAATATGTAACCGATTTTCGCTAATTCGTAGCACTCTGCTAAAGTTAAACTACGAATTGGCTTTTTCTTTAGTTTATTCATCTTGCTCCTTTCCTGTAAGATATCGTTTCTCTTTATCTTACATATTAAGTATAGCATAAACTTCGTACTAAGTCAATAGTTTTTCATAAATTTATTGACATTTTTCGTACCAAGTTGTAAACTATATTTATAGGAGGAATAATTATGGCATTTGATAAGAAAGAATATGATAAAAAGTTTCTAAAAAATAACTATAAAACATTTAAAGTTGATTTAAAGAAAGAAGAATGGGAAAAAGCAGATAAATTGCTAAAGGATCATAACATTACAAAAGTAGAATTAGTCAGAATAGCATTAAAACTATTGGAAGAAGGTAAAATAAAAAAAGAGGACTAAGCATTAATTGCCTAGTCCTTTACTTTATTTGAATAGCATCTATTATTTTTCCATTTCCAGCATATCCATTTTTATAATCATTAATGTTATAACCATTAACCCAACCTAACCAATTGCCACCTTTAACATGTACTCTATATGTGGCACTACTTATTGCTACATCTGTAATAGGTTGTCCTAATATTCCAGCATAATCATTTCTTCCAGTTACTTCTGGTAGCCATTTGCCACCTACTCTAACACGATATTTAAGACTATCTATATATAATCCATCCATAGATATACCAAATACACCAGCATAATCACTTGAACCTTTAGTTACATTTGAATACCATTTCTTGCTTTGTCCATGTGATTGATATTTTATAGTAGTTGTTGTTTCACCAGTATACTTTGCAACATCTGATTTAGTTACTCCAAAATATGAATATGGGTCTGTCCAGTATGAAGAATTACCCCTACTTTCATCTCCTCTATATGTACTACCTTGTCGATTATCTAAGTGAACATAGTAATTATCTATTTTAGCAATACCATTTAATTCTCCTAGATCATATGCTACACATACCACTATTTTTGACGGTATTGGTTTATTAGATTTATCATAAAAACAACAATCTGCTGCTAAGCCTTCGTAATGTCTACCTAAAAAACCACCTATTTGCTTATCAAATGTTGCACATCTATAACCACTAGATATAATACATTTACTAGCATTTAATCTACTAAATATATGTTCCAGTTTGGTTACTAGATTTTCATCTATTTTAATACTGTTACAATGCTGACATCTAAATTCTGTACTATGAAAATGTGTACTTATTTGTTTAGATGTTGTTATCATCTGTATCACCTTCTTCTTTTATTTTATTCATTAATTTTTCTGCTTGCGTTCCAAAATAAAATGCTACTATAACTATATAAATATTTTGAAACTCTGGTGTCATTTTTTCTAGAAATGTTAAGACAATGTATGCTATGGTCATGGCAACTGTTACAAAAGATTTAATATCACTCCAAGCTTTTTTCATATTACTTCATCCTTTCCTTTATATATTTAATGTCATCTTCTATTTTTTGCATTCTCAAGCCAAAATTATTATGTTCTTTTACTCTGTTTTCTAGTTGTTCTAGTCTATACTGAATTAATGCACTATTCTTTGAATTAATTACTATGGTTGATATTATTGTAGGTACTCCTACACATAATCCTGAAATTAATGCTATTATTATTTCTTTCAATTTTATTCTCCTTTCTATTTCCATTTTCCTATTGCTTGCCATAAAATATCGCGAGTATAATTAGACTGAGATGATATCATTCTAATATTAAATCGGTCGTTATATGAAGTGTCTTTATTTACATTCAAAATAGTAACATAAGCAATCGGGCCATTACAATTAGCAGTTACAACAAAATTGTTATCATTAAAACTCAAAGGTAAATTAACTGATGTTTCAATTCCATAATGTGTAAAGCCAGTATTATAAGCATTAGTACTAGTAGTTACCGATACTAAACCATATTGAATCATAGTTCCATCAACATATTTAACATAATAACCGTTTGTATTACTACCACTTTCCACGACACCATCAACATATTCTTTTATGTTTAAATTTGTACCATCTCTTTGAACTGCCACTTCCGTATATTTTATTTTACTTTCATTTCCCATTAAATTACTTAATACTTTCATCATTAATTTTCATTAATAATAATCTAAATACTAAGATAAGTTTTGTTTATATCCTATTACATATTGTGGTACTATAAGCGCAGTATTTTCTGTTCTTGAAGTTGAACCATATGCAACATATGCTGTTGAAAATTCTAATGCAGTATCTGTATTATTATCTACAATTCTAGAATAAACATTAGCACCAGGACTTGCGGCACCAGCGAAGTTAATAGATAATCTACTCCCATAACCTTTTATTATTCTTCCAGATGAATTTAACCTTTGCATATCGGAACCACTATTATTAGGAGTAAACAAAATTTCATACATATCATAATCACTACTATTTAATGTTATAGTTTGTGCAGCAAAATTATTTGCTGGATTAGGATTAGTCCATAATATTTTTCCATTTAACCAATTATCTAAAGCATATGGTGTATTATTAGTATCCTTTATTGCTATACAATTTGCCTTTATCTTAGTATCATCACCTAACATGTTGGATAGTACTTTCATTAATAAGCACCTCCAACTAAAAGGAGATTATTATTAACTAATAACCTCCTTCCATAATTAAAGAGAGATTGTTTACTTTTGTTAGTAAATAACCTCCCTTCCATAATTTTGTTTGAATATATATATATATATATATGATTTATAAGATTTTTTAACATATAATTAATTCCTCACTTTCCTATTCAGACCAAGTCTCTTCTGTATCAAAAAAGACATAGTTTTCTTCTATGTCCGTTACTCTTGTTTCAACATCTTCAATACCATTTTCTATATTATTTAAATTGGTTTCATTAATTGCTGGTAATGTATCATTTCCCCATACTGTCTTAGTATATGCCATTTTTTATCACCTCTCTATACGATTTGATGGATATAAAGTGTCACTAGGATATAAACTATCACTAGGTAATAATGGATTAAAATCTCCATCTGCGAGTATTTTTATATTATTTAACCATCTATTTAAATCTTTATAACTTATATTATTTGTACCAGTTAAATCCCAATCTCGACTTTTTTGCCAACCATCAGGATAACCAAAACCATACCCTAAATATTCAATAGCATCTTCTATATTTTTTATATCATCTACATATACAAATTCATCATCTGTCCAAGTCTTTTTTGTATAACTTCTAGCAGAGCAGGAAGAATATTGTGTGTATAAATCATTAACTTTATCTTCAATATTATTTAAATCATCTGTTTTTAAAGAGTCAAATTCTGTGTACATATTACTCAACTCCTTCTATAGTTCCACTTAAACCACCATCAAATGTAAGTGAATGCTTTTGTACAAATACAGGAATATATCCATAATCTGTTTCTACTTCTATATATTGTCCTGCTTCTATTGTTGGGTCTCCATTGTAATTTAAAGATACTTCGTATGTTGGAATTTTTTCTATAAAATTAGAAAAATCACTAGAAATATTTTCTAAAAAATATAATGGATTTTCTATTTCAATATTTGCATTTGTTTCACCATATGAAATTTCTCCCTGTGTTCTACGATTTTCGTAATAATAATTAACAGTTATTGTAACATTTGAACCAATTTCTCCACTAATTTTTAAAAAAATCATAGAAAGAAAATAACCAGAAATTATTTCATAAGATGTAGCACCTGTAATACTTATATTTGCACCATAAAGTAAGGCATTTTCTGAAAAAATAACAACTTCATCTTCAGTATTAATCATTGTATGTGTTTGTTCAATTGTAGCTGCAGAAGAAAGTCCAACACGGTAAGGCAATTGTTTTTTCAATACAATTCCTTTAATGTTATTAATATTAGTATATTTTATATTTTCTTTTAATTCATATTTAGAAAGAGTATTTTTTACTGTATTATCTATTTTTTTTATAGTTATCTTTTTATTTCTATCAATATAATAGACACCATCTATCATAGCAAACATTTGTAACAATTCATTTAAACAAATATACTTTAAACTTCCTGTAGTCATAATTCCTGAATTTTCAATATCAATATTATAATCATAATCATAACAAGTATTTAAATAAGCAATTATTTTTTCATTTAAATTGCCTTTTAAAATTAGAATTGGATAATCCAATAAGTAATTATCATCTTTTATCATTACTTTATTTAATTTATTAATCAAATTATAAGCTGTTATAGTAACTTGCCCTTCTTGATAATCTATTGAATCATAATAGAAAGTTCCCATTTTGGTGTATTCCACTTCATTATCATCATTATTAATTCCTATATATGGAATAAAAAGAGAATCTTCTGTAAGATACTTAGTTATACCATTAGGATTTAATGGATCATATATCATCTCATAATCTCCAATAGTTACACTTAATTCATTAGCAGGTGTCTTTTGTACTAATTTATCTACTTCTTCTGTAACTGTAAATTCTATTAATTCATTGTCTTTATAAATATGAGACATTCCTAAATCTATATGAGTTATAATTGCTGGTCTATCGTAATATTCAAAATCTAGTCCTTTAATTAACACATAATGGTCTTTTAAACTATTTTCAAACAAAATTATTAATTGATTGCCATTAGCACCATATGAATTATCATAAAAGAATAATTCTGTTGTTGTTTCAATTATATTGTCTTCTTCATCATAAAGTTCTGCAAATATTCTGTTGCCATGTGGACTAGTAGAAAAATTATTGTTCTGTGTATATAAAGTTAAACTTGTAGTATCTATATCAATTAAATTAGATTTATCACCTATTTTTAAAACAAAATCCCTTGCTTCATATCCTTGCCCTTCAATATAATCAACATAATAATCTATGGTATTAGTGCTATAAAAACCACTTTTATTTTCTGCTTTATTGAATAAAAAAAATGAACCATCTAATGATGTCATTTCATCACATAAAACTGCATAATTATTTACTAATCTATTTGTATCTAAAGTATCTTGTAATGATTGTGAATGAGTAAAAGCAGATAGATAATAATTATTGCTATACAATGTATTTCTAGAAATCCCTAGTGATATTGGAATTGTTGTACTTGTTTTTTTTACTCCATATAATACTTCTACATATCCTTTTATTTCTCTGTTTAAGTCTTTATAACTGGCCATACTTAAACCTCCATAAAATTCATTTGTACATCTGTTCTTTTAGTAATTAGATATGTTTGTTTATCTGCATATTTAGCCTTACCATCAAGAGGCCCTGCATACATGGTCTTTTCAACTCTCTGATTCTTGCTATCAGTAAACCTCATTTTAAAACTATCATAGTCATATAAACTTTGTAAGAAAGCCGATTGTTCTCCTGTTAATGATTTCCACCCACAAAATAGTTTTGCTTCATTTTTTCTAATTATATCTCTATGTAAAACTCTTCTAGCATCCCTATAACTTTTTTCTTCGTGTGTATAAGTAGGCTTATAATTATCTGCATCAGGTGTTGGTAAATCTATCCAACCATTTCCAAGATTTACTTGAATAAAACTACTATTTTTGCTCATTTATTTCACCTTAATAGCCGAAGAATAATTCAATCGGTTCCCTTCTTTTTCCATATCTCCATATAATGCCTGTGCAACTTTTGTACCATTTAAATACATAACGATTGGTCTTTCCGCTAATTCTGCTACATTTCTATTAAGTTCTAGTAATAAATCTGCTGACATTCCACCATCACGATTATCTAATGCCTTATTAAATGCATCTATCATTGTTGAAAGTGGAGTTTCGATGTTAGTGCCTCTTTTTTGGTCTCCTAATACTGCCATAAATTCACTTCTAGGTGGTATTACTGCTCCAGTTGCTAATCTTGGTAAATTAAATGTTGGTAATCTTCCTAAATTAATTCCAGGCAATTTATTAATAACACCTATTAGGGTATTAACTGTTCTTATTGGAGTATTTAATACATTCTCTATTGTACTTAATACTTTATTGATTATAGAAATAAATACACTTTTGATTATACTTGCTACACCGGTTGCAATTGTACCTACAGTAGCCCTAATTGTTCCAAGAACTGCATTAATTATTCCTATTAATGATTGTAAAATCCCAGAGAATATTTTCTTTACACCTTCCCATGCACTTTTCCAATCACTTGAAAAAACACCTTTAACAAATTCTATGATTCCATCTAAGATTAACTTTAAACCACTAAATAAATCATCAAATCCTGATAATATTTGTGATAGACTTGACACAAAATTATCATACATATCACCAATAACATTTCCAAAATGTTCTCTTACCCAATCACTTTTTCCGGTTAACCAGTTTATACCGGATTGTAAGAATGCCTTTATTTGTTCCCAATATTTTATTATTATTCCTACTATTGCTATTATTGCACCGGCAATAGCCACTGGCCACAAGCCAAATGCTATGCCTACACCTGCTACTGCTATACCAATTCCAATTAGTATTTTGCCAAAATTTTCAAAACTAGGGTCTTTTAGATAATCTAGCAATCCTTTAATCGCATAGACTATACCACCAATCATCATTCCAATACCTAATGCTCCTAATAGACTAGCACCTAATTTTATAGCAAGTAATGCTCCAGCAATTCCTAACAAAAACGAAATAATCTCATCCTTGTTATCAGTTACAAATTGTTTAATTTTATTAAGTATTTCTAATAATTTTGAACTATATTCTATTTCTCCCGAATAATCTATTCCACTAGAACCACTCCCAGAATCTTTATCCTCTTCCACATTTTGAATTTCATCTATACTAGATAACGAATTAGTTGCTTCTTTTCCATTTTTCGCAGTAGATTTTAATGCTTTAGATAGGCCTTGTGCTTCTTCTTTTGCTTGTTCTATGCTTTTTCCAAATAATCCTGAAATAAATACTGCAATTGTACCAGTTAATTTAGATAATGCGTTCATTAACGAATTGATAGCAGGTAGACAAGCATTATAAACTGGTGCAAATGCAGTCATTAAATTTGCTTTAATTTGATTTAAAGAATTATTGAATGTATCATTAGTTCCTAATAAGCTCATGAAACTATTTCTTAAACTAGTCAATCCTTTTCTTAACAAACTAAATAACATTACTGTTGTAAACATTCTTGTAAGTTTGTGTTTTAACTTATCTATTTTACTTCCTACTTTATCAACACCATTTTGTATTCCTAACAAATTAGCCTTTTTATTAAGATTTTCTTTAATACTTTCGCCCAATTCACTAGTTCTCTTTTTAGTTTCTGATAATTTGCTATTTAATAATGGCAATTTAGCATTTAATTCATCTAATCTTTGTGCTTCACTCTCTTTCAACACTCCCCATTCTTTATATCCTTGTAATTCTTCTATTTTGTCTTTTACTTTTTGTATTGCTAATTCTTGACTTTTTATGCTATCAACAGATTTGTTATACTGATTGATCATATTTTTTGTTTTTGTCTCTATTTTTCTAAAATCACCCTCAATTTTTTGAGTATTCATTTGAGTATCGATTTTAATTGCACCTTTATGTTCTGCCATATTATCCACCTCCCTGTCTTAATTTTTTCATAAATTCATCTTCTTCATCATCTTCTTCTGCTACATAGTCTAAATCAAATATTTTTATCATAGAATTATATATTTTTCTTTCATCTTTAGTAAGTTTCCCCTCTTGTTTTCTTTTCCTATAATAGATTAATTGATTAAACATACAGTCTTGTCCTATATCCATAAACAAATAAACAAATTTCCACCAGTGTAGATATTCTATTTTTTCTAAGTCAATATGATGGGATTGATTAATAGCAGTATATATATAATTGCTATCTTTATTGAAAGAATAAATTCTTTTAATCGGTTTATTATCTTTGCTTATTTCTCCTAAATCTAAAAACTTTATTCCTTGTTGATAAGCAATTTCTATATCTTCTTCTTGTATTTCATCTATGTATAAGTTTTCTAGTAATATCATTATTTTTTCTTCATCATATAGCTCATCATCTTCAAATGCTTGTATTATTTTTAAACAAGTTCTAAAATCACTATCTATATCTAGTATTTTGTCATTAACCTTAATCTTAGTAGGTAGTTTATCTATTAAGATATTCATAACTACTCCATAATATTAAGATTCTTATTCTTATTCTTCTTATATTTTTTAGTTAATTTATCTCTTTCTTTTTTTACATAAGGTACGACAAAATCAATTACCGGACTTACAAGATTGACATCCATAGTTCCTTTAGTAAAAAGTTCGATAGTATCTTTACCAAATACTTCTGATAGATTATTAATAACACTTTCTACTGTCCTTAATTCAATATCATAAGCTTTATCTATTTTTTCAAATGTTTCTCTTTCTTTTTCAAAATCTTCTATATTTTCTAATTTTTTACTAGATAAACTATCAATATTACCTATTTTGTCTATTTCTTTTAATCCATCAGAACATTTTTTTACTGCTTCTGTTAGTAATTTCATTATTCTACTATCATTAGGATTAAATTTTAATTCTCCTATTTTGTTATCATTTTCATCTACAATATCTTCTTTTATAAATTTATCTTTTATTTTTAAAGCCATATTAATTCTCCTATTCTATATAAAAAAACAGGGGAGCAATAATGCTCCCCCTTTTGATTACTCGCTTGCTGTAAATGTTTTTGTACTAGGGTCAAATGCTCCGTAAGTCTTTTCACCTAACCAATTTATATCTATTGGTGAGTTTAATCCTGTTGTATCTCCACCCCAAGATTTTAAATCAACAGCACCTTTTTGTATAAATGCTTCATATGTTCCAGTTCCGGTATTATTAGTTCCCATAATTTCTTGTGTTGTATTAACTTCACAAAATTCAAATTCAACATCAGATAATTCACTATCATTTTTATATATATCATATAGAATTTTTGAAATTTCACTTTCACTTCTATACTTAATAGGGTCTACTGATGTAACTTGAGCTCCTTTTGTAATATCAACTTCTGTTTCACCAAGAATATTTGTAAATGAATTAACTTCATTATTTAATTCTCTTGATAAATCTTCTATATCTTTACCAAATACTTCCCAAGTTTTTGAACTAGTTGTTCCTACATTCATAAATACAAGATATGTATTCCTTTTTGCTTTTCCCATTCTATACATCCTCCTCATATATTAATTTACATTGTATTTGATACCTAGCATATTTATTTACCTTATCAGTACCAAATAAATAACCACTAGATAGTGCTTCTATACTAGTGGCCGTTTGTTTATTATTTAATGTGGGTAATATATTGTTTTCTGTGTTACTTTCTAACCAATTACTTATTTTTTCAAAAAGATGAAGATTGTCTATTTTCTGTCGGTTTTCTATACCTCCAAAAAACAACCTACTTGCTAATACAAATAGGCATTGTTTTTCTTTACTACCATCTACAAACTGTCTAGTTATTATAGTGGCTGGTACTTCTTCTATAGAAAAAGCTTCTTCTTCGTCACCTAGAAAATCAATATTTATATCCTTACCTGTTAAATAAGGACATCCTTCAAAATAATCTTTAACACATTCTATAATAGATTTATTTGTCATTATCCAAGCCTCCTACTAATAACTTTTTGGCATTCTTCTATTAATTCTTCTTTTTTATCAATCATCATTCTATCAAACCAGTGGTCTCCTCTGTTACCACCACCATGATAGGTTAAACTTCTACCTGATGGATCCATTATCTTTGGTGTATTAGGTCTACTCCAAAAGCCATAATCTGGACTATAAAAAGAACCTTTTAATGTTATTGGGTCTACCATTAATTTACCCTCATATTGATAATTAGCATATGGTGTATCCCATATTACTTCTCCACTTCCTATTTTGGTGGCATTTGTTCCGCTTAAAATAAGTTCTCTTGCATCATCCATAGGAATATATGGTTCTGATTGTGTTAAAACAAATTGGTCGATAGTCTGCTGTACTTCTCCACCTTTATTTAAACCACAATCTTTTATCATTTGCTCTACACTCGGCAAATATAAAGAGGCTACTACTCTCAATTCGTAACCTCCAAATATTGCAAATCATAACTTCCATATAAGTTGTCATCTATGGTTTTAATAGTGAAATATTCTATATTTTTCAATTCACTAATGCTAGATATATCATTACAAGTTCCATTGACAATTAAATCATTCTTTTTGAACAATGCCTGAGAATCATCAATTACTGATTTGGGAATAATGCAGTGATATTCACTAGTGTCTTTTTCACCATTTTCTTCTTTATCTACTTTATTAGTTTTATATAAAAAAACACCCTCTAATTTCTTAGAATTATAACTTACTGAACCGTTGGATTTACTAACATTGATTAATGTTACCGTATTAGGAAACACTTAAAACACTTCTTTCTAATAGTCCTGTCAATAGCAAATTTCTTTCAATGATATCTTTTATTTCTTTATTAACAACATCATCGTTAGATATTTTTTTTAATTCATCTATTGATGTTCCACCATATGAACGAGAGTGTTTTCCAACTGTTTCACTTGTTATTATTTTGCTATCTCCTATTGATATATCTTTTATCTTTTCTTTAAGTAATTTTTGGTTATAGCATATTTCTATTACTTCACATATAGTATTTTTAACTTGAGTTTCATAATTGGAATAATCTTTACCCATGATGTTAATTAATACTATTTGCTGTGCTTGTATAGAAAATCTATTAAATGCTTCTTCAGGGACTAAGTTTCCCGAAAAGATTGTATTATAGTATTCATAATTAACTATCATATTAGTCCCTCACTTTCCTTTTTTATTAGTGTGATGCACCAGCATTGAATTTAACTACTATTTGTTCAGAACTTACTACTCTCATGGCAGTATTAAATTCAACTTGTGCTTTTGAGCCCGCAAAGTTTTCACTATCGATTATACGATATGTTGAGAAGTTATCATCCAATTTGAATGCTTCGTGGTAACCACATACCATATCTACTCCTGACAAATCTACTGTTCTTAGAGTACCAGAATAATCATAGTATTTAACACCACTCTTATCAAATGCATTACATTCTATAATTGATAATCCAAATCTTTCAAGCAATTTTGCATCTCTTACTGCTGGATCTGCATAAGATTGTAATCCTAATACTTGTAATGCTAAACTATAAACTGCTGTTGATACTAACATGAAATTTGCTTGTCCATGTGCGTCCTTTACTGCCTTTCTCATGTTTGTAATATAATCAACTACATTTGCTTTTGTAATTGCAGTTGTATCATTATAATCAGTTCCTTCATATACCATACAAGCCAAAGCAGAATATCTTCTTCCCTCTTTTGTAACATTTAATGAATTTGCTAAATATTCTTCAGCAATTGGGAATTTAACCGCAGCTGCTTGTACTCCGTAAATTTTTCTTGATTTTTGGAAGTTATTATTATATGAAACTTGAATTAATGAATCATTCGCAGCTTCATCGCTAAAATCTCTTCCTGGTGTTCCTGGTTCTACTGCATTACCATCACTTAATTTGTGTGCATAATAACCACCTGATGGTCCTTCAACAATATCTGTTGAAAATGTTACTCCTGGTATTAACACCTCGTCTGTATATAAATTTGGTTCTATTGATGCTAAATATTGCTCATCAACATATTGGTTTCCATATTTTGCCATTTTATATCACTCCTCTTTCTTCATTTTTTGTAATATGGATTATTTGCATATTTTTTATCTAAATATGCTTTTTCTTCACTAACTCCTGTACTATTAGTGTTTTGAGAAACTCCCGTTGATGGATGAGTTTCTTTTTTTTCTTTAAGATACTGTGGATTATTTTTTAAATAATCTTTTAAGTTGTCTTCGAAATCACCTTCTGTTGAAATTTCACTTAAAACAAATTTTTGAAATTTAGAATCTACACCAGCATTTGCAACTACTTGCATATTTTCTAATTCTGCAACTCTTGTTTTTAATGTTGCATTTTCTTTTAATATTTCAGTATTCTTCTCTTCAATACTCTTTTGGCTATCTTGCCAATTCTTAAATGCATCCCATTCCTCTTTTGAAGGTGTCTTTTTTCTTTCTTTTGCTAACATTGCATTTACTTCTTCTTGTGTAAATGTTTTTGTTTCACTATTTTCAGTTTTTGTAACAGGTTCTGTAACTGCCCCCTCAGTTTTGTTTTCAGTCTGAGTAACTGCATTTTGGTTATTTTCCATAATTTTCCTCCATTTTTTATTTGGGTAACAAAGTAATTCCCACACCTTAGTCTATTTATTGTCTAACTAAGTAAAAGACAAAATAAAAGAACGATATTCTCGTTCCTAAGTGCTCTTATAAGCACCACAGAATAGATATAAAGGCTGGTATTTAGTTAATCACTCTAAATACTACGCTGATTATTGCTTCCTAGTGGTTAAATTTGCAATTATTAACCTAAACCTTATGCTAGATAACTTTTATATATCTATTCTGTGCTACCTATAAAAAGATAGCATAATAAAAACACTCTATTTTTGAGTGTTTAGTCTAATTCATCAATTTCAATTTGTTCTTTTAATTGTTCATAAGAAAATCCTGTTAAATTTAAGCAGTGTTCTAAAACTCTTTTATCCCACATATCAATATTTTCTATTATATCTTCTGTTAATGTTTCATCTATAAGAATACCTGTATCATCAGATATAGTTTCAAAAAATTCATCTGCTGTTTTTGTCATTAATAATTTTTTTATTGTCCGATTATTCATTTCATCCATTTCCTTTCACAATTTCATCAATAAAATTATACAACCACTTATCTTTTTTTACAAGTAATCCAGCATCCTTAAAATAATATTTTAATCCTTCTGAAAAATATTCTTTTGCTAATAATACTTTTGGTTGCCCTTTTAAATTGAAACTTGGAAGTATTGTTTTATATATTCTTGTTTGGTATTCACTAACAAATTCGGAATAGTCTTTTAATAAATAATAATTTCTTTCTCCTTTCAATTCTCTAAAATCATTTCTAGTATATTTAGAAAACTTATCTTCAACTATTTTTAGATATATTTTGTTTTTGTAAAGTTTATTATCATAATAATATTTATGCCCTAATTCGTGAATAACAGTATATCTATCTGCACTATTTCCCAGATATATTCTATCTTCTCTTTTTCTGTAAAAACTTCTGTTCTTTTCACCACTTACACTTATTTTTACTCCTTTAAACTTATCAGAAAACTCTTTTCCCATTACTTCTTTTGCTTCTCGCATTAAATTTGATACTTCTTGTTTAGTCAATTTTGATTTGTTACTTGAAATATAATCATCATCTATTTTAACCAAATCTTTTTCAATGTATTCTCTGCTATAATCTCTTTTTAAATTATTTTTCTCTAAAAATTTATTATATTTTTTATTAAATACAGAATATCTAGAATTAATTCTTCTTAATTCTTCTTCATCACCTAATGCTTTAGCAACTTCCTTTTCTCTTTTATATTGTCTCATTTTTCGTTCATATTTTCGTTGTTCCTGTTGCTTTAGATATGCTTTTTCATTTTCTTCTTGGTCTATTAAATCAGGATGACTCCAACCTTCCTTTGTTGCTTGTACATGATGTCTGCAATTGACACCACATAATCCTAGCAATTCACCATATCCTGTCTTTTCATAGAAGTTATCGTATTTATCACTAGATCCATCTAGCATATATACCTTACCTTGCCAATCGGCATGTACTTCATAGTCTTCTACGGTGTATTTAGTTCTAGTTCTTGCTCCTAAGTGCTGTGTTACATATACTAAATTTGTTTTTAATATATTTCTTGCCTTATCTATTTCTATATCTCCTGCTAACTGATGTGCTTTAGTTAATATATCTCTTCTTACTGCTGATTCTAATGATAATTGTTTACCATTTTTGTATGTAGCACCAGTAAAACCATTTTTAGCAAGTTCTTTTAATCCTTGTCTTATTGCCGTATCATATGAATATATACCATTGGATACTTTTATATATGTATCTGTTAATATTCTCATGTAGTTTTCTTCAACACTTTCTAAAGCTTTAGTCCGTATTATGTCCATCATAGAGTTAGTTTCTCTTATAGCACTATTAATTATATTTTGTGTTGTTACACTTTCATATAAATAAGTAGGATTATTTAACAATTCTTTATCATCTATTGCTGATTTATATTTATCTAATTTAGATGTATCATATCCTGCATATTTTAATATTTTTTTTACTTCTCTTTGAGATTTTCCGGAGTATTCGGCTAATAGTTCTAAACTATCATAATGAAATCCTCCTATATCTCTTAACTTATCTAAATACCATTTTAATGAACCTTTTATTCCATCATAAGTGTTTAATCTTACTGCTATATCCTTAATTAACCTTAGTTCCATTGAATCGTATGTTTTTATTAAAGGCTTAATTAATTGTTCTAATTTAGCATCGTTCACTTATTATTCCTCTTCTGGTTCATCTTCATTAGATAAATTTATTTGTTCTGATTTTATTTCATTATTCATTTTTTCTGCAAATTTAATAGCATTTTTTTCATCCATATTGTAAACATTTCTAAAATATTGTGCTTTACTAATTATTCTTGAATTATATTCTACTTGACTGCTTTTTCTTATGCTATCAGTATCTTCAATTATTGTATCATCATAATCTACTGACACACTAAATTTTTGTTTAATATTTAACAATTCTGCAATTGCATAACATAAATCTGTTATTGCTATTGTAATTATATTCTCTTGTTTTTTTATCTTTCTATATACATCACTATTTGAACTTATAATATTATCGGTATTTACATATGCTTGACCATCCTTAAATTTATAATATTCGTGTCCTAATCCTACTTTAGAAGTATATAGATTTATTTGACTTTGCAATGCATCAGTTATAGCTGTTATTCTAAGTTCTGTTGTATCGTATGATACCATTGGGTCTTTTTCTTCTCCTGGTAATTGATAGTATGTAGTATCTGTTGTATCAAATACCGGTGTCATATTACCTTCTGGATCTGTATTAAATTTAATTGCTCCACCTTTTACATAAATTCTTTTTCTTCCTGCCGTTATTTCATTGTCTAAACTATCATATGCACTATCAATTGATATTACTGTGTCCTTTGCATTCTCAAAACAGCTAATACCATAAGGACTATTTATGTCTTTATTATTTACATCAGGTGGAAATAACATAGCAAATTTAGGTATTTGTGAATAAGTATGCAATTCTGCTAACTTTTGTTCTATTTCCTGTTGTACATATTCTTCACCATTCTTTTTATAGATTCTATTATATATAATATAACCTTCTTCTGCTAAGATATGAGCATTTATTGTCAATTTTTTATTAGTTTTATTCCAAAATAAAACCGACTTAACATTATGTTTATCGGCTTCTAATATTATTATTCCAGTAGCATCAATATAATTAATTTTTAAAACACCTTTATCTAAATAAGGTATTATCGCTCCTGTTCCTAATGCTTTTGTTAATTGCATTAGATTATTTGCATTAAATAAAAAGTCATTTGCTTTTAGCACTTCTTTTATCATATTATTTGCTTTTTTGTTATCTATTGTTATTTCTAATTTTTCATTAAAAAAGAAATCTGCTAAGTCATTACAACTTTGTGGAATAATATTTAAACTCTTTAATATCTTTTTAGTCCTTTTTTGTCCATTATATACAAAGTATTCATGTTCTTCGGTTTTTCCTTTATACCATTTTAACCAGTTTTGAACTCTTTCTTCTTGGTCTTCATCTATGGCATCTTTAAAACCTATTTCTTCTAAAAAATTTGAAACAATTTTTTCCATTTATATACCTCCTAAAATTGTATTAATGCATCCATATATGGTTCTGTTGAATATTCTAGGCTATCAAGTGAATCTATATCGTGTTTCCCATCATCTAACCTTACATCGTTTTTATCTTTTTCCCATATACTTGTTTTAAAAGCCAATATTAATGGCTCACAACATTCTAAAACGTGATATTTATTTGTTGATAGCATTTTACAATAAAATCTTATACGATTTAATATTTTGCCCTTAATAGCATTGTTTATTTGTATGGGTATTTGATTTTCTCTTAACGCTCTCTCAAATCCTGCTATTAATGTTTGTTCTGCACTATCACATCTAATATCTAATATATTTATTTCCGGATATTCTTCTCTAACATCCTTTATAAAATTAATAAATGCTTCTGTTAATTTTATATCATCAATTCTTTGTGGTATTCTAATTTGTTTTATTGTAACTGCACCTTTAAATTGATTTAATATTCCTGTTGCTACAAATGAATGTGCTGAAATATTTCCACCAAAGTCTACCCCTATACTGATAAACTTTAATTTCTTTTTTATTTCATTTTCATCATTCCATGCACTCATTTTTATTATATGGTGCTGTTTAAATTCTTGATATATTAAACCTTGTGCTACTACTCTTAATCCTAATATATCTCTTTGATACCATATTGAACCTTTTTCATATTGACTCTCTATTTCTTTTCTTCTTTCCTCCGTAATTGATAAATTGTCATCTATTGTAAAATGTTCATAGTTATATCCGCCTATAACATTATTTTTCCATTTATCTATATACCATTCATATATTGTTGCTGTTGGATCACTAGGGTTTAAATCCCATATTATTTTTGGCATAGCACTTGCTATCTGTCTAGCCATAGCAACTTTTATGAATGAAGTCTTTGAATCTTCATCATCATAATGTTCATTTATTTCTGTTGCTATCCATAGTCCATACGAGTTACCTAATATTTTCTTATAACTATCTGCCTTACCTCCACCGGCGAAAATCACTATCTTTTCTTCTTTGTTTGGTAAGTTTATATATAAAGCTTCATTATCTTTAAATTTTCCCCATCTACAACGACCTTTAAAGATGTGTTCTAACCCAAATCCATTACATTCACCTATATTTAACTTTGCATTTGGTAAAGTTGATCCAGTTGCTAAATGTATCTTATCTGGACTTATTTCTAATAGCATAGAAAATATGATGCAATTATCTATTGTCTTACCACTTCTTACAGCACCCTCTGCTACATTGTATTTACATTCTAATGAATTATTAATATATTTCTTGTGCTTATATGAAAATGGTTTATAATTAATCATTATTTTCTTTCTGTTCTTCTGGTGTTATTTTAAGTAATGTAGCAAGTGGTGTCCAATCTACCTTATTTTCATTAATAGAAGTTGATTTTTCATCAGCAAGTCTTGCTTTATCATATAATGTTCCCATTGATGTAGTTATTTCATTCATGCTATTAATAGCTAATGTATTTAGCTTCCTTATTAATGCTATTTTTTCTTTATAAGTCATTTTTTCATCTTTATCCTCAGAAGTTTCGCTAATAGATGATATAAAATCTATTGTTTCATCTATTTCTTCTTCTTTTTCTATCGCTCTAGTGACTCTCTTTTCTAATAGGTTAGTCATCTTATCAATTATCCTATTTGCCCTATTTAAGAAGTCTTCGCTTTTTTCTTTCTGGATTTTTCGGAACTCTTCTTGGTTCCTTTCAATTACAGCCTTTACTGTATCATCAGAAGTCCCTACTTGGTTAGCGGTTGCATTGTATGAATTTGTTGTTGCATAACTAACCATTATTTCATATTCTTTCTTTTTGGAAGTTTTTACACCTCTAGGCATATTATCACATCCTTAATCAATTCTTTCTAGTTCTTTGAATTTTTTTAAATAATCCCAACGAATTATATTAATTTCAAATTCATCTCCAACTTTAATTTGTTTATTTAAATCTAAATCTTTGTATCCTTTAATACATCTAACTTTTACTTTTGTTTTTAAATCCTTTGCATATTTACTTTTACCTTTTGCTAATATTTTATCGTATCCATCTTTTATAGGCTCAAAAGTAAATTTCAATGGTTTTTCCATTGCTTTTGCTACTTCTTCTATGTTTTCTTCATTTATGAATAATGCATTTTCTTTATCCTTAATTCCTATTTCTTTGAAATAAGGTAATTTTCTAACTACTATAGGAACCCCTCTGTATAAAGCTTCTTTAAATGAATAAGAGTCTCCCTCTGTTTCACTTGGCAATACCACCCAGTCTGCTATATTTATAAACTTCTCTACATCTAATCTGTTTTTTACATATATAACATTAGGATGACTAAATATAGGATTATCTAAATACTGCTCTAATGTTGGAATAAACCAAAGAAACTCTATGCCTACACTGTCTAAAGCATTTGCTAACTTTAACATTAGGTCTCCACCCTTTTCTGGTGTTAGTCTTGTAGGGCTTACTAATATTAAACTTTTTTTATCCTTTTCTATCTCTAATGGATTTCTGCATACAATAACATTTTTTCTTCCTGTCATTTTTATAAAATTCTTTTTTACATCTTCTGTAATTGCTAAATAGTATTTAATTCTATCATCTTCTGGAATAGTTCCTTGTGATGGATGAGTATAATCCGCATGTATGCCTTGATATACTCCCTCACCATCTTTTGCATTTTCTTTCCATATATCTTTAGTTATATAATCAATAATTGAAGTATCCCAATTAATAATAGCAACCTTACATTTTATTTTTTCACTTGTATGTTCATATACTCTACAATATTTTTGAAATCTTATTCTTTGTTCTGGTGCTATACTTTTACATACGACTGCTATATCTTTATCATGATATTTCTTTATTAATTCATAAGCATAAGTTTCTACTCCACCAATTGGATTAATATTTCTTACATATACAATATTGTCGTGTTCAATCATAATCCTATGCCTTCTTCTTTGAATTTGTCTTCTCTTCTTGTTTCATTTTCTCTACTATTTTTTTCTTTTCTAGTTCTTCAATTCTCTTTTCATCAAAGTCCACTATTTCATTTTTTTTGTACCATTTGTTAGTTATCTTATCTAGATAACTTCTTATTACTTTTGCTTTCATAATTATACCTTCTTTCTTCTTTCAATTCTTCTTCACATTTTTTATTTCTAGGGCAGAATTTACAATTTCCACCATATATTAAACAATAATTATAAGTTTGTTTCTTTTTATTCTTCATATATATCAACTCAATTATTTGTAGTTCCTAAACCCACATAAACTACTTGTCTTGCCCCAGTCTTAGTAATTAGTAAAAAATTCTATTATTCAGAAAGGAGGTGAAAAATAACGAATCTTAGGTCTATAGCAAGATTTCCGTAATAAAAAGATACTATTTCTAGTATCTCTGTCTAATTATTCCATTTTACACATTATAGCATGTTAAGGGTGTAATAAAAGTGTAATCTTATATTTTTTTTGCAATTTCTCTATTTATTTGTTTTATCCTATCTATTCCATAACCTAGCCTTTCGGCTGTCTGCCTATTAGATAGTCCCAACATATATCTACATTTAAACACATTTAATTCTAGTCTTTTTCTCTTCTATTAATAACTCTCTGTCTTTATCTAAATTTTCTACTTTAGCAAATGCTTGCAAATATTTATCATCTGTTACTCCTATCATTTCTATTTTTATATCAGAATAACTTGACCCTTTTAATCCTAATCTTTTATGAATTATAAATTCTATTCTTTCTGTTAACTCTTTTATGTTTAAATCTATAATCTCCTTTTCATCAATTTGTTTTTTTAACTGTTTATACATTTAATTTCTCCTTTTTTTAATCATAACTTATAAGATTTATTTTTAATTCATCTTTTATTCTTTGAATATATTTATTGCTCATCTTTATCCTCCAAATAATCTATTATCTCATTAATTTTATTCATTAATAATCTTACTTTGTCTGGCTTGTGCATAAATTCAAATGTCCTACAATTTATTTTTTCTATTTTTTTATCTTCTTCTATTATTTCTACTTGTTCATCAAGTAACTCTACCTCATCATTTAATTCATCTAATCTAATACTATTAAACAGATATTTCCCATTTTCACCATAATAATGTTCTTTATCACTTTTTCCTTTACACCATAAACAATCATTACAAATAAATCTTTCAGGTGCCATTCCACTTGCTATTCTATTTATTAAGTCTATTTTTTTAATTATTTTCATTATCTACTCCTTCTAATGCTGCTTGTTCTTTAATATAATTTGCCATTTTAGTTAATTCTTCATCACTAAACCACTTTAAATATTCTTCTTTGGTTATAACACCTTTTAAAACTAAAATATTGCATATTGTTTGTAGCATTGCAGATATTCCTATTAATGCTTCATTTATTCCAAATTCAGGAAATATGCTATTTATTAATTCTTTCCCAAATAAATCTTTCATTTTGCTATATGCTTCATTCACCCTTATCCTTCCCTTCTAATTCGTTCATTTTATCTAATACTATTTTTATATCATAACCTTTATTATATAAATCTTCTATCCACTCTCTTAAACTATTCCAGTTGGATTGTAATTTATCATAATTTCTTTGAAGATACTTTAATTCAACTTCACTTGTATAATCTCCACCAAACACATCTTCACTTAATCTTGCGTCCATATATTCTTGATTATATTTTAGTAGTTCATTTAATTCTTTATCATTCATTATCTATTTCACCTACCTTATACAAATCAACATAAAAATCTCCATCTAAATTAATGTTATGCTCTTCAATTATTTTGTTTAAATCTTTAATAAAAGGCATATTATCGCATCTATGATATTTCTTTAAATACCTAGCAATATAATCATTTCTATATTTTTTATTATGTTTGTCATTTGTTAAAGTTTCAATTAGAGGAATATCACATATAGCAAGTTGCTTTCTGTTTATATCTTCCATTTCTTGTAAATATTGAATATAACATTGTGTTATTCTGTGAAAATCTACTTTTCTTTCCACTAATTTTGTATAAAACAATTCTTCATAATCTTTGTAATATTCTTCTTGTAAATCTTCTTTAATCTTCAACATCTATTTCACCTACCTATCTTCTCTTTTGTAATTAAAAAACAAGTTTGCTAACAACATAAATATAAGTCCAAATATTACATTTGTATTATTAGTTAAAAAATCAGGTTTAAAATAAAAACACATACTAATAATTAAACAACACATTGCTAAAACATATTTACTCATCTATTTCACCTAACATTCTTAATAAATCCTTAATAAACCAAAATTCTGTTATATTATGCTTTTCTAACCCTGTAATATCTGAGTAAGTTGTTGTTTTTATATACTCAACAACATCATCTTTTTGTTTCTTTACTTCACTATATAAATGTTTGTAGTGTTCTCCTTGTTCTGCTTTCTTCTTCAACTTTTCATTTTGAACTAATAAACTTTTTATTGCTTCTTTTCTATTTTTAGAAGTTTTATTAATAGATTTAATTGTTCCATATTGAGATTTAATCATTTGTTTTTGATGTTCTGCTTTCTTTTGTAAATTTTCTATGTACTCTAATATTAATTCTACGGATGCCCAATTTACATTGTATTCTCCTAAACTATTACTATTGTGAAAATCTAATGCTGTTTGTAATTGTAAAACTGCACTTTTATATTCTTTCTCTTCTTTATTCATCACTATCACCTTTTAATATATTTAATAAATGCTTTCTCCATTCTTTTGCACTTGAAAAAAATATTGTTTCATTTTCTACATAATCAATTGCTTTATCTCTATTATTTTCTAGTTGTTCTATGTATGATAATAATAAATCTGCTTCTTTCGGTAATAACTCAGTAGCATCATTACTTGCTATTGCATTTAATTTATTTTCTATCTCTTTATTCACTTTATCATCTCCTTACTTAAATTCACTAAATATACTCATTTGCCCATTTGCAGTGATTCCATTTAATCTATTAACTGCTATTCTGTGATATTCTGGATCAATTTCCATTCCTATATATCTTCTACCTGTTTCTTTCGCTGCTAAACAAGTTGTTCCACTACCACAGAAACAATCTAACACTATGTCATTTGGTTGTGTACTATGTAATATATGTCTTTTAACTAGTTCTAATGGCTTTATAGTAGGATGAGAATATTCTTTTTTATCAGCTGTATTTGTTTGTCCTAAATAATATTTGCTTTTTAATTCATATCCATCATTAAGTTTGGTTTTTGATTTTTCTCTAAATAATAAACAGTATTCAACATTTGGCAACCAGGTATTACAACAAAATGGTGTAGGATTAGTTTTACACCAAACTAATATTTCCATATTAATTGATTCTTTGTTAAAAATATTTATTATTTTAGGTATCTGTTCTTTGCTACACCATATATATATATATATATATTTCATTATTCTGCATAAATCTTTAAAGATAGAATAGTCAATATCTTGCATGATAGGTATCAGCTCTTTGTGATATAATTTCTTTCTAGTTTCGTTTTTTAATAAACCTCCACCCTTATCCATATTTTTCACCATATATGGTATATCGATATAAACTAAATCAATACTCTTATCAGGTATATTTTTAATTAATTCATAACAATCACCTAGTTGTATAGTGTTTATCATATCTTCAAATTTCATATCTATCTCCTAATCTATTTTTTTTCTAACCCTAATATTAGGTTTTTCTTTTTCAATCCTCTTCATTTCAACAGATACAATATAAGGTTGACTTAATATTTCTTGTATCTCTGGTGAATTATAATCATCTGTTGTTAGTGTAATAGTATTATATTTAGTTGTAATTATTAATTTATACATTACTATCACCTTTTAACACATCATCTAACAATTCAATACCATATTTATCTAATACACCATAATTATCAAATATCATTTTTCTTGCTTTATCAATCTTATCATTTGCTTTAAATAATTCTACTAACATACCTCTTTTATGGTTTTCTAACTTTTCTATTTTTTCCAAATAAAAATGTCTTTGTTCTTCTAATGATTTATTTAGTCTATCTATTTCTTCTCTTAATTCACCATTTAATTTTCTATGTTCTTCATTTGTTTCATTTAACACTTCATTCTCTATCATTAGTCTTTGTACTTCTCCTTCTAGTTCTTTTACCTTATCTTCTAATAATTCAATTTGTTTCTGTTTCTGCATCTTTCACCTCATTATTACATATCATCTGGTCTACTTGGTCTATTTCCCACTTTAACTCTGTATTCTCATTTTTTAATATTACTACTTCTTTAACTAAATCATCATTCATTGCTACTGTTGCAATTGTTACTACTAAACTACATATCATTACTTGTATGCTTAATATAAATATTCCAAATAATAGATTACTCATATTACATATTTCTTTAAATAAATTTTTAAACATTTGTAACACCTCTTAAATTATCAAATGCTTTAATTATTCCATCGTAGAATTTCCATTGCTTATATACTTTTTCTTGTATTTTTTGTGTTTTTATAAATTGATAAAAGTTCTGTGAATCTTGCATTTTTACTTTCAATAACTTACTCTGATTTAATAATTTATTTCTTTTATCTCTAATATCTCTATTAATCATTATTTTTCAACTCCTTTATTTCCTTTCTTAGTTTAAATATTGTTCTGTTTTTTTGCTTGATTATTAATCTGTTTTCAATATCATTTTGTTTGTAATATTCAATATTGTTTTCTAATTTCCCTATTTCTTTTTCTTTGTTATCTAGTTCACGCAAA